CCTATATTTCCTGCAGAAACTGTTGCCGAAATTCCTGTCAAAGCTGCAATCGTATTGGGAGTAACTGTAGGAGAACCTATAGATGAAGTAGCCGAAATTCCTGTTAATGGAACTCCTATTCCTATTACAACTGATCCTACTGAAGACGTCGCTGAGACTCCGGTCGGTTGAACCAAAGGATTTGATGAAATACCAACTGATCCTATGCCGGAAGTAGCAGAAATTCCAGTTAATGTTGTTGTATTATCCGATCTTCCAACTGGAGTCCCTACAGCACTTGTCGCTGAGATTCCAGTTAATGGAACTCCAATATTTAAAGTTACGGACCCTAACGAAAAAGTAGCAGAGATTCCAGTAAGTGTTGTTGTATTGTCCGATCTTCCAACGGGAGTACCTGTAGAAGAAGTTAATGAAATTCCTGTTAAAGGAACCCCGATTGCAATTATAGGTGTTCCTACACTTGTGGTTGCTGAAATTCCGCTAGGTCTAACGACAACTTCGTCAATAGATCCCCAACCATTTAGACCCCAAGTTAAAGTTCCCCAACCTGGATAAAAAGAAGCGGTTGCTGTTCCTACACTAGTTGTTGCTGAAAGACCTGTAAGAGTAACTGTTTGATCATTAAGCTCTCCCCAAGCACCATCATTCCAAGATTTAGCTCCCCAACCTGTAGCATAAACGTTAGTGTCACCCCAATCGGATTGACTCCAGGTTAATCGTCCCCATCCTGATGTTACATCTGCCATAAGGAAGAGCTCCTTACGCTAGCTGTATGATCGCGGTTGATGCAGCCGCCGCTGGAAATTCAATTGTGAATGTTCCACTCGTAACGGTCTTGTCTCCACCAAAATTGATAGCAAGAATCGATCGATTAGTTGTGAATCCTGTAATAGCAGTAGTATTATAAAGTAATAATCCTCGTGCCGTAAAACTAGCTGATGTCCAGCTACTATTAGCAAAATCACAAATAGCTGTGCTACTGTCTAAAGCAACATCAATATTTGTTAAAGTATTTCCTCCGGCTGAGTAGCCTGAAGATGTAGTTGTAACTTCATAGGTACTTGTTGGATCTGCCGCTGCATCTGCAGGCGCCGCATAAACGGTCGTTGAAGCGCTTAAAGTTGCGTCGTTTGCTGAATAGAGAGCACACTTGATAGTATTTCCTGCAGCTGTACTTCCAGAGGCATTTAAACAATGCCCTCCTTGTAAAATTTCTGATTTGAAGCTGTTACAAATTGCTGATGTTATTGCCATAGTTTTTTTCCTTTTAAGGAGAAGGAGAATCGATTTTTATACGGATTGCTCCATCGTCATAATCATCTCTTCGTCTTCTACCTACTTGTTCGATAGCGAACTTCTCTACCTCTTTATTATATCGTTGTTCATAGTATGTCAACATATCTTGAGGACCTTTTAAGAACCCATAAGCCTCTACCAGACAAGCATAAAGTAGTCCATTCGCAAAATTCCTGCTTAAATACGTTCCAGTAATATTATTAACTAAACTACCTGGTATAGCTACATAATTAACTTGAAAAGTATACGTTTTGTCAGGACACGGAGCAAACATAATCGTGCCAGATGTCGTATCTGAAAACCCTGTTGCGCCTCCAAACATTGCATAATATTTAGGAATATCTCTTCCTGTGGCTACCGTTGTACCTGCTGTTCCATAGTTATTATATTCATTAAGAAAGGTAACGTCTTTTTTCTCTAAATAAATTAGAGTATCTGGACTAGTATCATCTTCTGTGACTTGAACCGATCTCACTGCTAAACATCCTGCAGGAGCATTAATATATTCTTGTCCAATAACTAAAGATCCAGTTTGAGATTTTCGATCAGCGTCTATGTTAACATCTCTTAAAATTCTCGTTTCTGCATCTGTAATAAAACCATCCGTAATCGTAGATGTAAAAACATTTGTGGTATCTGTAACTTCCGTATAGTTTTGAATAGCAGTTGTTAAGGTTGCATATGTAAAATTAGTTGCCATTATTGTGGTCCTATTGTTTTTAAAGTCACGGGTCCAGAAGATACACTATATCCTCCGAACTTTATTCCTCCTGTTGTAGCAGTGTCTGTGTCAACTGTAAAGTAGTAGTAATCACTAGGAGTTTTCAAGCTACGTGTTGTTGCAGAAATAAGATGGGTAGCGGCGGTCGAACCGTTCGCTCCTCGTTTCACTCCGCTTAAAACCTTTGAACTAATTCCTGTATAACTAATAATTTCGGTATCCACTAAAATAGCATTCGTGGGTGTTCCCACTGGATTCGTTGACGTAGGAACAACCGGTCCACTTGTTGGAAAACTTGTTGCGCTGGTTAAAGTAATTCCCGTCGTCGTAGTCGTATCGGTAATCGCTGCCGCTAACGTTGTAGTGACACTGGTATATTTTCCAGGGACAATAGAATAACCGGATGCCGAACATATATTAGATCCTGTAATTCCGTCAGTGGTAGGAATATCAGAAAATACAAAGACACCGGTAGCAAGAGTTCCTGTAGTTCCTCCAGTCGTAGGAGATCCTCGAAATCTTATGGTATCTCCATAACTTCTTTGATGATCTAGTTCATTAACATTTATAATTCCTGAAGCAGCAGCAAACGTTTGAAAAGGATTGTAGCCTAACCAACGTAAAGCATCTGGAGCAGGTTGTTGAACCCTTACTTTAGGAAGCGCTGTAGGATCTGCTTGATGAGGATAAGGATTTAATTGAGGTTGTTTAGATTCAAATTCAGAATAGTGCACAAATAAACCATTCCATTGAGTAACCATTTCATTCCATGGAAAAGATTGCCCACTAATATCTGAAACTGCGAGTGCATATTTCCCCTGTGAATATCGTGCCATAATTAAATATTCGGATAGTATGTTTTCGGCGTAATATAAGTACTTGCCGAGGATCCATCCGCTGCCTCCGCTCTCACTAATTCGTCTTCGTATAATAATTTTAACTGTTGTGCTCTGTCTGCAGCATATTTTAAACTTAAGTAATAAGCGAGACCTGCGCACATGGCAGGGATATAATTATAAGGAACATCAGCCGCATTAAAATAATCTCCTGCATCTTGAATTCTTTTTAAATACCAAAAATGAGCATAGTTTCCTGCTTGAGAAGAACTTGGTGTAATGTATAAAGTAACACTTACTTTATCTATAAATCTTTGAACCCAATATTCTGAGGGTTGTCCTTCTGCTAATCGATTTGTATTAGCTGCATAACTCGCTCTGTCTATTTTAGTTAATGGAGTATCGGCTTGAGTAGTAGAGCCTCGATTCGTTCGATAAGACATTTGAAGAATGTCTTCAATTCCGTAAATACTTTCAGCGGCACCTGCGTTTGTTACGCCGGCATCACTGGTTCCGTCTCCCGTAGCTCGATAAAAATTATAGATAGCTTGAGACGCTACTAATGTGACATTCGTTTCGGCCACTTCCCAAAAGTGTAAACCTCGGTTAGACCATTCTTGAAAAAGAATGTTTAAAGATCGTCTTGCTGTTTTTAACTGGTAACCAGCAACTCCTCTAACTCCACATCTTTCATAAGCTTCTTCAATGATTTCATCAATTGAAAAATTCTTGCCGAACGTTGCTGTTCCGGAAGTAGTATTGGCCATTTAGCCCCCTACGCTCCAGTAATAGTTACAGTAACGCTACCAGATGCTCCAGTTAAGTGATAACAAATCCCACTTTTAAATAGAATACCGGAACCAGGAACATAAACGGATAATCCTTCTGTTCCATAGTTATAAGTAGCTACTGCAGTACCTAGTGAGCTTGTATCAACTGAGTCATACAAAACTAAAATAGAACCTGCAATACCTTCACCTTGAATAGATGTAACTCTAGCTCTGCCTGTTCTGGCCAAAGTATTCGTAGTTATTATCGCCATGTTAATGGTTGTTTGATCACTTGTAAAATTTGACATATTTTTTTCTCCTTAGCTGTGAGCTCCCGAAGGAGCTCACATTAATTATTAGTTAGCAGTTAAATTGTTCGCTTGAACGTATTCAACTACAACTCTTGCACTACCAGCTGAAGCAG